TTAATGCTCCTCTTCTTGATGATCCTCTTGCCATTTCAGATATTTTAATATCTTCAAAAGCGACTTGAGGCTGTCTGCTGACAACGTTTTAACAGTTCGTATAATATCGTCGACTATGGCATTATTTTCGAGGTCCGTAACACCGAGAAGATAATCCACAGAGACTCCAAAGATTTGCGAGAGTGCAATCAACGTATCGTTGCTTGGCTCTCGCATTTCTGCTTCATACTTGCCTATCGTGTTCGGTGCAAGGGGTGGCGTGCCAAGTTTTTCGCCTACCTTTATGCCGATTTCTTTTTGCGATAGTCCTTGCTGTTGTCGCAGCTCACACATACGCTTGCCGTACATCGTAGCCCTCCTTTCATTTATTATTATAGTACATTTTGTACCATTTGTCAATGTGTAATAATACATTTTGTCGTTTTGCACAAGTTTTAACACAAAAATTTGTGCCATTTTGTATTAAAAAATGTGCCAATTCGTATTGACAAATGATACAGAATGTATTATAATGATTACAGTGATAAACGAAAGGAGCGAAAGTAATGAAGTACAAAAATCTTGAAACACTGCGAAAAGCAAAGGGTTACACTGTAGAAGAATTGATACGAAACGTATCGGTGCTGAACGGTTCAAATGTAAATGATGATAGCCGTTTACGCAACAAGTACTATCGTTGGCAGGACGGTGCAAACATTGCGGTAGCTGATATGATAGCACTGCATCAAATCTTCGGTGTTTCAGTGGACTGTATTCTTGACGTTAAACCACTAGAAATCAGCGGATAAAGAGGTGAAAACAATGCCTGCAAAGAAAATAACCGCCAATGACGTGATATCCAAACGGTTGAGAGCCATCAGAGCCGATAACGACATCACGCAAGCAAAAATCGCAAAACGGCTGAACATGGCACAGACAGCCGTGAGCAGGTGGGAACGGCAGTTCGGCACCATGAATGCTGAACAAATCGTAGCGTACTGCAAGATAATCGGGGCGAACCCCGAAGAAATCTTTGCGGAGTATTGCAAGGAAAGGAGTATAAGAAAATGACCAGCATGATAGCAACACTGGAGATTGTCAGATTCGTGGCTGCAATAGCGTTATGTGTGGCGCTATTCGCACTGGCGGTCTCCGGACTATATCGAAACATCAAGGAGACAGCCGAAACCGCAATCCGTGAGGAGCTGGAGCAGGCAATCAAGGAAGCTTCAAAGCCTGTTGTCAAGGTCGAAATACAGACGAAAGGCAAGTGGTAAAGTGTCGGAGGGTATGTTTATAGCCTGCATGATAGGCGCAACGATCGTGATACTGACAGCTTTCTATGCCGTGATACTGTTCATAGCATGCATTATAGACCAGCACAAATGGGAACATGAACGTAGTAGCTGCGATGATGATGATAGCCGTGACGAAAACAGCGATGGCAGAGTTTAGATTCGCAATGCAACGGATTTGCTATGAATAGCATTGGCTACGGCAAAGCGAACCTGTGAACGGCTACGAAATGCGAAGGTGTTGATTTGAACAGCTAAGCAACGGCAAGCTGTGAGGTGAGGAGCTAGGGCTAGGTATGCACAGCACCGTTTAGATAAGCAAAGGCAAAGCTAAGTTCCGACAAGCAAAGGCGAGGCGAAGTTTTGACAAGCAACGAGAGGTAAAGGCATAGCAGGGTGCAGATTGGCGGTGCCATGCAAAGAAATGGCATTGATTAGCAAAGGCATTGAGAAGCATAGAGACGCAAGGGCATAGCAGCGATTAGCAAAGGAACTGCAGTGACTAGCAAAGGCGTAGTTCGGCACAGTATGGCGTCGAAAAGCAAGAAAAAAATAAATTTAACATTTAACGGAGGTCAAAAGACATGAGCATGAAAAAAATCAAAGTAAAGTTGACGTTCACCGAAGAGATTTTGGGAACGGCAAACGCAACAACCACAATCCACGATGAGTATATCGCATCGAAAGCACCTGACGCAAAGAGCCGTGAGGAAGAGATAGCCGCACTTGGTGTAGCGGAAGTGGTCGAGAAGTCCATGACAGTATTTCCAACATTGGAAGACGGCACACCATTTCTCTGGGACTATCAGGTAAAAGGCTTCTTCAAAGACGCTTGCGGCGTTCTGAAAAAGGTATCAGGCACGGCAAGCTCCAAAATTAAGGCGTACAAGAAAGAGATTGACGGACTTATCTTCGTCGAGGAGCGCAAGATACCATACGAATTCAAAGGCGGCATGGGCGAATGTCAACGGCCATTGAGGGCAAGCACGCCACAGGGCGAACGTGTTGCACTGGCACACTCTGAAACAGTACCTGCAGGAGCGACAGTTGAGTTCACAATCCAGATTCTGAAAGACGATATGGAAACAGCCGTAAGAGAGTGGTTGGACTACGGCAAGCTGAGAGGTATCGGTCAGTGGCGTAACAGCGGCAAAGGTCGCTTTGAGTGGGAGGAAGAGAAATGCTGACGAGAGAAGAAACAATAAAGGCATTTGAATGCTGCTACATGACGTTTAACTGCAAAGGATGTCCGCTTAGCAAGCAAGGGGAATGCCACGTCGGAAACTCTGGAAACCCAGAGATCAACAAAGCTGTCATGCATTACCTTAAAGAAAATGAGCCTGCACCTGCGGCAACAGGCACAAGCCCGGAGGTATCAAAAGATACCAGTTCAACACACCTTGATGATAGCACACTGCTTGACATTTGTCAAGAAGGAATAGAGGAAATGGCGAAAATAGCCCTTGATGATTATCCAAACGAATTCCTGACAGGATATATTGAAGCGTTCAAGGACAACATCAGGAGGCTGAGAGGTGAACAGAGTGACTAGCTATTCATGTTTGGATTGCAAGCACCTGAAAAGTTGCCTAGAAAGTAGCAGGCGCTACCCTTGCAGAGATTTCAAGCTGGCAGAGCCAGCGATACTAGAGAGGAGAGGGCGAAAACATGACAGTAAAAGAAAGGCTTGACGCTATGGCTGACATGGCATTAATGGAACAAAAAATGAAAGAAACGCAAGAGTATGGCACTGTTACCGAAGGCGTTTACCCTATGATGATAGGCGACGTGTGGACGTTTGATGGAGCAATATCGGGTGTTCAGATATTTCCACCTGACATTCATGCCGTAGCGAAAGAGGTCGGAGCTGAGGTGCTGGAAAACGGAATTGAATCGTATTTCATATACAAAAATATCGCATTTTTCAAATATATGGGCGGTGATTTTAATGCGTTACACGGCTAATGATTGTGTCGGCTGTCCTGACGGGTGCAGATGCTGCGGCAGAGACCGTGATTACACAGTAGTCCAATGCGACAAATGCAGGGGAGAATTGGACCTTGCGAGCGAAAATGTTTTCTGCTACGAGGGCAAGGACTACTGCAAGGATTGTTTTCGTGAAATCCTGATTGAAGAAATCAACCAGAACGACGATATTTCAATCTATGACCTTGCCGAGCTGGCAGGGGTCGAGTATGACGAGGAGGATCTGAACCTGTTATGAGCGCAAGTTTTGAAAACGGCGTTCAGAAATATGTCAGGGGCTATGCGGTAGTTGAAACCGCATTCCCTGTTGACAACAAGGGTGTTACATACGCCGCCTGCAAGTATTGCAGATTTTTCAGCCGTCGGTCAGGACGGTGCAATCTGACCGACGAAATCGTATTTTTACCAGACACATTCGTGGGCGCTCAATGCCCACTAGAAATCAAAGAGGAGGAATAAAAAAAACATGGGATTACCTGTTTTAATCGAGGGAGAAAGTGGCAGTGGCAAGAGCCGTTCCCTCAAAAACTTTAAGCCAGGCGAGATAAGCATTTTTAATGTTGCTGGCAAACCACTGCCGTTCAAAAACAATGGTCTTGCGACACTTTCAGTGGCAAAACTTGTCAAGGCGAACAAAGGCAAAAGCCGTTATGATGTAATAAAGGCGGCTATGTTTCAATCGAAGTCAAAGGCATTTGCCATTGATGATAGCCAGTATCTCATGGCGTTCGATAGTTTCGACAAGGCAAAAGAACTAGGATATGGAAAATTCACTGATATGGCGGTCAGTTTTGAACGGCTGATAGAGTTTGTTATAAATGACCTACCGTCAGACGTTATCGTGTACTTTTTGCACCACGTCGAACTGACCGACGGAGGCAAGTACAAAGCAAAGACCATCGGCAAAATGCTGGATAATCAGTTGACGGTTGAAGGACTGTTTTCGATTGTGCTGTTCTGCACGGCCGATGAGAACCACCACTATTTCATCACACAATCCAGGGGAATTTCTACTGCGAAGTCACCCGAAGATATGTTTGACGATGAAATCGAAAATGATTTGAAGTTCGTAGATACTAAAATCAGAGAGTATTGGAATTTAACTCCAAACGATATAGAAAGCGAGGAAAAGTAAATGATCGGAATTACAGGATATAAGCAGGCAGAGGCAACAAGTTTTTCAGAGCTGCCAAAGCTCCAGCCAGGTGGATATGTGGTAAAAATTCTCAATGTCAAGATTGAACCCACTGACTGGGGTAGCAGACTAGCAATTCAGTTCGACATCGCAGAGGGCGAATTCAAGGGCTTTTTCGACAAGCTGTATAAGGCTACCCCTGACGAGTGGGAGAACAAGAAGTGGAAGGGCTCAATGCGCCTGAGCATACCGCATAACACAGGTGACGATACCAAATTCAAGAAGTCGCTGGGTTATTTCAAATCCCAGATACAGGCGTTTGAGAATTCAAATGCAAATCTACATATAGACTGCGAGCGTGACTGGGACGAGAACGTCCTGAAAGGCAAACTCGTGGGCGCCCTTTTCAACGAAAAAGAGTGGGAAAAGGACGGCAGAACAGGCTGGTTTACACAATGCAAACGTTTCGTGCCTGCGAACGATATCCGCAGTGGCAATTTCACGATTCCGAAACGTGAAGAGCTGAAGAACAAGCCGTCAACAGCCAGCAATGACAGTTTTGACCCGAACGCTAATCTGTCTGATTTTGTTGAAATCAACGCAGACAATGACACAGTACCATTCTAATGCACCCGATAGATATTGACGCCACACTTAAAACGTTCTCGGTTGTCGTTGATAGCCGAGAACAAAAGTGGGGGCATATTGAAAAGGCTCTGAAAGCCACAGAAACGCCATATACACAACACAAGTTAAACTATGGCGATTATACTTGCGAAGCCGTAAAACCTAATAGCGAGCCTGTAAGCCTTGCTCAGAGCGTCGTTATTGAACGCAAGGCGAATTTGGACGAAATAGTGGGCAATTTCACAAAAGGGCGAGAAAGGTTTGACCGAGAATTCAAGCGGTCGGTTGAAGACCATGCAAAGGTGTTTTTAATGGTCGAGGATGATAGATTATGGGAAAATATCCTATTGCACAACTACCGAAGCAAAATGCCACCAAAGGCACTACTGGCAACGTTCTGTTCATGGCAGGCACGATATAACATCACGATCATAGCTTGTCGAAAACAAGAGAGCGGCACACTGATAAAAGCGATACTATACTACGCTTTGCGAGATTATCTTCAAAAATTGGACGGTGATTAAATGCTGGAAAATGGATTTATAGTTTTACATAGAAAAATAGTGAACTGGGAATGGTACAAAGATCCTGCGACACGCATTGTTTTTGAGCATTTAATTTTGACCGCCAATTATGAGGAAAAACGCTTCAAGGGTGAAGCTATTCATAGGGGGCAGAGGGTCGCAAGCTATGGTACGCTAGCCAAAGAAACAGGGTTGTCAGTTCGCAACGTAAGAACTGCAATTAATCACCTAATTTCGACAAACGAAGTGACAAGCAAAGCAACTAACAAATATAGCGTATTTACGATAGTAAATTATGATATGTATCAGGACAAGCGACAAGCAAACCGACAAGCAAGTGACAAGCAAGTGACAAGCAACCGACAAACAACTGACAACAATGAAACAAAGATAACAAAGATAAACAAAGAAAAACAAATATATGCTGCTCCCGCAGCGCACACAAACGGCAGGCGGACGGACAATCCAGGCAGGACAGATTTTTGAGTGAGGTGAAAAAACATGGGATATACAATGCGTGATGATGATGTGGTCGGTCTGGCTGTGGCATTAAATGCAGAAACGCACCGCAAGGGGCGTGAGCTGTATTTCAAATACTGTCCGTACTGCAATGGGGGTGGTCATGACAAAGATACATTTTCTGTAAATCTTGACACGGGGGCGTTCAAGTGTTTCCGAAGCAGTTGTGGCATGACAGGTCATTTCGTGCAACTGGCTAGGGATTTCAACTATCCGCTGGAATTTGACGACGAGCAGAAAAAGAAATACCGCACGCTACCACCTGTGAAGATAGTTACCCGTGACAAGGCGGTTGAATACCTGCGGTCAAGGGGAATTTCGGAAATCACCACACGGAAATATAATATCACTGTCGGCGATAAGCGTGACAATTTATTAATGTTTCCGTTTTTTGACGAAAATAACGTGTTGACGTCGGTCAAATACCGCAAGACAGATTTTGTCAAAGGCAGAGACAACCGAAAAGAGTGGTTTGAAAAGAACACAAAACCGATACTGTTCGGCATGAACCGATGTACAGAAAAGCATGATAGGCTGATAGTCACAGAGGGGCAAATAGATAGTCTGTCGGTGGCAGATTGCCAAATAGATAATGCAGTATCTGTGCCAGGCGGCCAGAGCAATAAAACATGGGTGCCGTTCTGCTATGATTTTGTCGACAGCTTCGACGAAATTGTAATTTTCGGAGACCATGAACACGGCCACATAACACTGGTTGACCAGTTTACAACGTCATTTCCGCATAAGAAATTAAAAGTTGTCAGGGTGCAAGACTATTTGGGCGAAAAGGACGCAAATGCAATCCTACAGAAATACGGCTGTAAAGCGATATGCGATGCCGTGAACAACGCTGAAGAAATACCTGTTACGGCTGTCAAAAAACTATCGCAGGTCAAGGCAGTAAATCTTGACAAACAAGAACATATTAGAACTGGCATATATGATGTTGACCGATATATCGGCGGTATCTATATGGGTCAGGTGGTAGTTATCACGGGCAAGCGTGGTGAGGGTAAATCAACGTTGGCATCGCAAATAATTGCAAATGCATTAGACCAATCAGACCTTGACGGCAATCCGTATTCGATTTTTGTTTATTCGGGCGAATTGCCAGACTACCATTTCAAACGCTGGCTAGATTTGCAGATTGCAGGAAAACAAAACGTCATACGTTCGGTCAACGAATATGGTGACGAAACCTATGACATACCTGATGATGTAGTCGATAAAATCAACCGCTGGTATGATGATAGGGCGTACATATTTGATAACACGGCTGTGACGGCTGAAATCAAACTTGACGGCGATAATGCCAAGCGTGACGGTAAAATATCATTGCTGGGTACGATTGAAACGGCTATCCGCAGATTTAATGTCAAACTGATACTAATTGACAACCTCATGACGGCACTGGACGTTGACCTCAGCAAAGAATTGTATCGGGCGCAGTCCGATTTTGTAAACGCCGTTAAATACATAGCGGTTAAATATAACGTAGCTATCATACTGATAGCGCACCCACGCAAAACCGCCAACGGCATTGAACTGAATGCGGATAGTGTCAGCGGTTCGGGCGACATCACAAATAGAGTTGATTTGGTTTTAACATATAGCAAAAATAGCGACGACGACAAAGACGATTTTCAAAGCAAAATTGCCATTGTAAAAAACCGATTAACAGGTAATGTGGCAGACAACATCAAGGTCGCCTACAGCCAGATTTGTAAACGTATCGGCTGTAACAATACAGAATGGGGCAAAATCTACGGCTGTTTCAAAGAGGTTGACACGGCTGAAGACGAAGATTTACCGCCATTTTAAAATCAAGAAAAGAGGGGTGAAAAAACATGGAAAGGTCAGAAATCGACAAGCTGGCATATCGTGGCGAAGAACTACCGAACGATAGCAACATTTTTGATGAGATATATTGGCTGGCTATGTATTATCTATACAAAACCGCCACACTGAACAACATTCCTGCGGAGCAGGCGGCAAAAGCCAAGAGCGCATTGACGCAGAAGCTGGACAAGCAGATAAAGCAGAGCGAACCTAACGAGAACGTGATAGCAGCATTCAATGACAGCATTCGTGTTATGCGAGAAATGGAAAAATTCATCAGACCTTATGCGGAATTTGAAAAGAAGAGCCGTGAAGAGCTGATAGAATTTATCAAGCATATGTTTGATGTGCTGTCGGGGCTAGGTCCGTATGAGGAGGACGAAGAGCATGGGTAACAATAAATTCTGCACCAGCTGCAAATATTTCGAGAAGTCACCTGACAACTGCGGCAGAAAGAACGGAAAATATGGGCTGTGTAAATATGGTGTGAGACAGGGACTTTGCCCGAGAGTAGTCAACTATCAGCACCCTATCTGCGAAGAGTTCAAGGACAAGATAGCGGCTGTGAAATGCAGTGCTGCTACAACACTCTGCTGGTACTGCAAACACGCAGTGCCAAAGAGCGACAAGCTGACAGGTGAGCAGATAACAGGGTGCAGTTGGTCGATAGACAGACAGCCTGTGCGTGGTTGGAAGACGCACTGTCATAGGGTTTATAAGGGACAGAAAGGCACGTTGCAGTCATACACTGTGACGGAGTGTCCTGAGTTTGAGGAGGGGTAAAAGTGACAAATAAAGAAAGGCTAGCCAAGCTTGACGGCGGTCAGTTGGACGCTATGTGGAATTTTCTGAAGTTGAGAAAACAATGCGAATGCACTAAGCAGGACGTGCAACTATTGCGTGAACACTGCGAAAATATCCGCATAGCGTTGACACAGAAAAATGCAGGCCAGCGAAAAGATGGTGCCAAAGATTGCATTGATTTCGACGAATTGGGGACATACATTAATTTCGTAGTTATTGACGCTCTTGTGTTGTATATTTATGGTGGTCTCGACAAATTGGAAGAGGTACTGCCAGATGAAAAATGAATATTACAGCTGGTACAAAGAACATCATATATGTCCATTTTGCAGGGTAAATAAACCTGTCGGCAATCATGTGTACTGTCACGAATGCCGTGCGAAGTATCGTGAATACCAGGAAAAACGCATTGACAGGAACAGAGATGAGATATATCAGAAAAATCGTGAGAGATATTATCGCTATAAAGAACAGGGGTTATGCGTAAGTTGTGGCAAGCCCGCAGTTCCGGGCAAAGTTTTCTGTCAGAAATGCGCAAACAAGAAGAATCGGAAAAAACGTCTGAAAAAGTTGGAAAATGCAACGGACCCACGATGGCTATGGGTAGAAGAACATCGTTGCTATCTCTGCGGAGAGCCTGCAATCGAGGGACATAAGCTATGCCAGAAACATTATGACGAATCATGCAAAGGACTTGAAAAAGCAAGATCGGTTGCGAAAGAAGCAAAAATCGGACTACATGCTCCGTTTACATTTGGAGGTGGCAAGGCATGACAAAAATCAAACCCGAATACATCTTCCCGCTTCTGCTGATTTTGCTGGACGTGGGAGCAGCGGTTATATACGCTGTGCAGAAGGACTACAAAAAGGCTGTCTACTGGTTAGCGGCGGCTGTGTTGAATGTGACGGTAACTTTTTAGGAGGCTATATGGATAGTGCAAAAGAAAAAAAGGCTATCGAACGTCTGAAAGCGTTTGAACCTGCGGACGGATATTATCTAGCATATAGCGGTGGAAAAGATAGCGATTGTATCAAAGTCTTGGCACAACTTGCTGGAGTTAAGTTTGAAGCAGTACATAATCTGACAACCATTGATGCGCCCGAAACTGTTAGATATGTTCAATCTCAGCCAGATGTCAGAATTGACAAGGCGTATGACAAGAACGGCAATCACATTACAATGTGGAATCTGATTGTCAAGAAGCTAATGCCACCGACACGCATTGCAAGATACTGCTGCAGCGAATTAAAAGAACGTGGCGGCGTAGGACGTGTTGTTGTCACGGGTGTTAGGTGGTCTGAAAGTCAACGCCGTAAAGAAACGGCTGATGTTATAAAAATTATCGGCAAACCGAAAGCTACAATGAAAGCTGCTGATGAAATAGGCATAGAGTATCAGCAAACGTATCAGGATGGGATAATTCTTAACGATGATAACGACAAAAATCGTAGGTTGGTTGAACACTGCTATCGCACTACGAAAACTATGGTAAACCCTATAGTCGATTGGTCTGATTATGATGTGTGGGCTTTTTTGCATTACTATGGTTGCAAATCAAATCCGCTGTATGAATGCGGTTTTAATCGTATAGGGTGCATTGGCTGTCCTATGGTAGGAAAACATAGATACGTTGAATTTGAACGATATCCGAAATACAAACAAAATTTTATAAACGCATTTGATAGAATGCTAGAACGTAGAAAACAACTTGGAAGAGTTGCTAAAATGTCATGGCAAACAGGTCAAGACGTTTTTCGCTGGTGGTTGGGCGAAGATTTCAACCAGCTAACATTTGATGATTTGGAGGTATAAAGATGACAAAATATATCGACGCAGACAATCTGATTAACGAATTATCAGCGGCGTGTATGCCGATATACGAAAAGGGCATAACAGGCATTCTGGGTGATAACAGCAGTATCGCTGATATAATCAACGAACAGCCTACCGCAGACGTGCAGGAAGTAAAGCACGGGTATTGGAAATTTCACAAAAAAACAAAGCTCGTGCCAAGCAACAAGGTTGGCATAAAAGAAGAGTACACTAATGGTCATAGCTGTACTATTGTAGATGATAAAAACGTTAATCAAAAAATTATGATTATGATGAAACGTATAACATTAAAAATCCCTATATGTTCGGTCTGTGGTTGGTGCGGATATGATGAATACGATGCAACGAATTACTGCCCTAACTGCGGAACAAGAATGGACGGTGAGAGCTTGTGAAAATAACAAGGCTGTCGGAAAATCAGAGGTTTGTTTTCAGATGGTGGACAGCACGGGAGCTTAGTGATTACGACGGGATAATCTGTGACGGTGCGGTCAGATCTGGCAAGACCTTTTGTTTGTCGGCGTCTTTTATGACATGGGCAATGACTAATTTTGACGAGTGCATTTTTGGGCTATGCTCAAAAACTATCGTGTCGCTGAAAAGAAATATCCTGCCTGCGCTCAGGGGGTATATGAAAGCCATGGGCATGACGGCTGTGGAGGTCACGTCAAAGAACTATATGGACGTTAGCTTTTGCGGCAGGAAAAACAGGTTTTACTACTTTGGCGGCAGGGACGAAGGCTCGTCCTCACTTATCCAGGGCGTGACCCTTGTGGGGGTGCTTCTTGACGAGGCGGCACTTATGCCCAGAAGCTTTATAGAGCAGGCTGTGGCAAGGTGTTCAGTGGCGGGGAGCAAGCTGTGGTTCAACTGCAATCCTGACAATCCTTACCACTGGTTCAAGAAAGAGTGGATAGACAAGGCGGAGGAAAAGCGTCTTATCTACAGACATTTTGTGCTGGAGGACAATCCGACCCTTGACCGGGCGGTGATAGAACGCTATCACAGGATATATGCGGGGACTTTTTACGAGCGTTTTGTGCTTGGAAAATGGCACTGAAAGTTTGGTAACAAGGAGAGACGGCAATGCGTGAAATACTTTTTAGAGGAAAACGTGTAGACAATGGCGAATGGGTTCAGGGCTATCCCTGTCGCTATGGTTGGATAGGAAAAGAAAAAGACTATATCATTCCCGATTATGCAAGTGCATTATATGCAACCGAAGTTGACCCTGAGACAGTTGGACAGTACACAGGTCTGACAGACAAGAACGGCAACAAGATTTTTGAGGGTGATATAGTTTGGGATAATTGTGAGGAAGAACGAGGCGTTGTACAGTGGTATAATGATATGGCAAAATTTATCATAACCTATTCTACATTCACAGTTGATTTTGACAACGTTTATGGCGAAGAACTACAAATTGTCGGAAACGTTTATGACAATCCTGAATTGCTGGAAGCTGGTGAAATGCCATGAAGGCACGAACGAACATCGTCAGACAAAGCGACATCAAAAAAGAGGTCGCAAAGGAAATGCAGAAAAGATATAGCGAACTGCAAGGTGAGATAATGCAGGATATCACAGAACAGATAATGGCGACTGTTTTGTGGACGCTGGATAAGTGGTACGGCTGGAAAGGCAAACGCCTGCGTGCATTCATCGACGCAGTGAATAGCACGTTTGACATCATGGACATGGCAAAATTTGACAACGATAACAACGCCAGCTATTTAAAAGAGACATACGGCATTGACCTGTCGGAGCTGATATCAACGGAAATGACTGACAGGGTGCAGAAAGGCGGTTGAAATGACAGCAAAAGAATATTTGCAAAACGCCTATAAAATTGAACGGCGTGTGAAAATCATTGAAAACAAGGTCAAGAAACTGCGGTCACAACTAGAATATGCTGGTATTTCATACGAAAATACAGGTGCTAGTCATGGCAGTTGCAATGGTGATAAGATGTCTAGCACCATAGAACGCATAGCGGAATACGAACGCAGACAGCAGGAACTAGCGCTGATACTGATTGACAAACGTTTGCAAATTGAACAATCCATTGACGCAGTGGCAGACGCAGACCAGCGAGAGGTTCTTGAACGGCGGTATCTTTTTTATCAACGCTGGGTGGGGAAATTCAACAAAGAAAACGGTGAATACATAATGGGGATCACTGACTATATGAACTACTCAGAACGAACGATTTATAAAATTCACGGCGAAGCCCTGAAACATATCGTTGTTCCAAAAGAGTGCAGTGAAATGCAGTGAAATGCAGTTATCAATCTGCTATACTGTATAATAGCCCGATAGGGCGAAAAGGTCAGTTGGTTATCTCCTCAATAAAAGCCAACCCCATTTTTACGCCTGAGTGGCTAGCCCTCAGGCAATGTGCAGGGGCGGTGCGCCATCACCTAACCTGCTCCATGTTTTTTACTTCTTTTGTTTTAGATCTCCTGACTTCCGCTATGGCATTAGCTATGGCGGATATATCGGTCGATACTGCGATGATGTTGACACCGATACCAATCAGCCACACACACCTCTTAGCAATGTGTCCCACGTGTGGCATTTTTTATTTTCGGAGGGCGGCACTATGAAAGACTTTGCATATTCCTTTTACCGCTCTGCGGCATGGAAGAAGTGTCGCCAATCCTACATTGACAAACGCATATTAATCGACGGCGGTCTTTGCGAAGAATGTCACGAACGTGCTGGATATATCGTTCATCACCGAACATTGTTGACACCAGCGAACATTCGTGACCCTGAGATATCATTGAACCATGCCAATCTTGAATTTGTATGCAAAAAATGTCACGATAATTTCGAGGGCCATTTCTGCCAAAAATCGCCTAAAAAATTAACAAAATGTGAATTTGATGCATCGGGTATGCCCATGCCCCCCTCAAATTTGGAGTGAATTTTTTCCTAAGATACCGAGGGGGCAAAGGTCATTTTTTACGCACGATAAAATCACATAAGGGGGTGTAATCTGACAATGGCAAAAATCAAGAAGAATTTGAGCGAGTTGCGAAAAGCTGTGGATAGTTGTGAACCGGCTAAGAGAGAGCTGGGTATAAAGCTGCTAGATCAGCTGGAGTACATGGAAAATCTGCTGAGTGAGTACCAGAAAAAAATAAAAGCAGAGGGTGCAATCATCGAAGCGACAAACGGCAATGGTTTTACTGTCAAGACAGAGCACCCTGCAAGCAAGGCGTATGCGACATTAATCGGAAAATACAATGCAATGGCAAAGACCGTTGAAGACATTATTCTCGACAGCCTGCAGAAGTCTGAGGGCGACGAACTGTTGGAATTTCTGGGCGGTGCAAAGCGTTGACGGAGTTTGAAAAATATTTTACTGGCATTTATGACGGAAATATCGTTGCTTGTGAAAAAATGAAAAAGGTTTCCGAAATGCTGCTGAACAGATTTGCAAGCCCTGATGAATTTCATTTTGACGAAGCTATTGCAACACGGCACACGGATTTTATAGAAAAATTCTGTAAGCTGCCGTCTGGAAAACTAGGTCAGCCGTTGAAGCTAGAGTTGTTTCAAAAAGCGAGACTGCAAGCATTATTCGGCTTTGTTGACGATAACAACCTACGCCAGTATAACGAATGTTTAATAATTGAAGGTCGAAAGAACGGCAAGACAACGGAAACTGCGGCGGTCGAAAATGATATGCTGGTCAATGACGGAGAGGGTTCACCGCAGATATATAACATCGCCACAATGCTAGACCAGGCAAAGCTAGGTTTCAACGCCTGCTATAAAATGATAAAACAATCGCCATTGCTGAGCAAGCATATTCGCAAACGTGCAGCCGATTTGTACTTCCCATTGAACATGGGATTTATAAAAGCCCTTGCGAGCAACTCAAACAGCCTTGACGGTTTGGACGTTCACTGCGGTGTTATCGACGAATTGGCGGCGATTAAAAATCGAGATCTATATGATTTGATAAAACAAGCAATGGGCGCTAGACAGCAGCCCATTTTATTTTGCATTACAACAAACGGCTTCGTCCGTGGCGGCATTTTTGACGCCCAATACGAGTATGCAAATAATTTGCTATATGGACGGCTGACGGAAAATAATAACAGGTTTCTGCCGTTTATCTATGAGTTGGATAGTCCCGACGAATGGGACAAGGAAGAATGTTGGATAAAAGCAAACCCTGGGCTGGGCACGATAAAATCAACCGACTATCTGCGCCAAATGGTGCAAAAAGCCAAAGATGATCCTAGTTTCAAGGCAACAGTTATGGTCAAGGATTTCAACCTTCCGCAAAATACCGAAAGCGGCTGGCTGAGATGGGACGAGCTGAACAATGAAGAAACTGTCGTGGACTATCCGTTCAGATATTTCATTGGCGGTTTTGACGCTGCTGATTATATAGACCTGAATGCCGCAAAGGCTATCTGCAAAAAGCCTGATGATGATAGGTTGTATATAAAATCTATGTACTGGATACCGCAAGCCGTTCTTGACGCTGACGCTGAAAAGGGCGACAGACGTGGGCGAGATAGTGTGCCATATGAACTGTGGAAATCGCAAGGTCTGCTGAGGACGTGTGAGGGAAACAAGGTCAACAAGCGTGTTATCCTAGACTGGTTTTTGGAACTGAGAGATAAGGAAGACATCTATCCTCTGGCTATTGGCTATGACCCATGGCACGTTTCGGACGAGCTGATAAAAGCGTTTGAAGAAGAGTTTGGCAAGGGCGTTTTAGTACCTGTGCGTCAGGGCGTTATAACGCTGTCTGACCCAATGAAGAATTTGAAAGCTGAGTTTCAGCGGCACAACATCGTTTACGACAATAACCCAATTGACAAATGGTGTTTTCTGAATACAGCTGTAAAAACGGACGTCAACGGCAACATTCAGCCATGTAAAAAATCTGACCGAACACAGAGAATAGACGGACTTGCGGCGCTACTAGACGCATATGTGGTCTATTATAATCGGCAGGAAGAATTTGAGAGTTTGATATAAGGAGATAAAAGTGACAACCGAAGTAATTAACAATCTATTTGGCATAAAAGAAAGCTTTGAACTTCCGCAGGCGCTTCTCGCTAAGCTTCTTGACAAAGCTGAAAAGGACAAGCTATGTAAGGAATTTGTCAAGCAAGGGTTCAACGGCAATAACGATTGTCTGCGTGACTATTTTCAAGAGAATAACGCAAACCGCAGTAATCTAAAACAGGATTATACACCCGATTGTCTGTGCAAGCTGATTTCCAAGCTTGCGCCAAAGTCAGAGAAGATAGTTGATATATGTGCAGGAACTGGAGCGTTGTCAGTCGGAATGGATAGAGATAATTTCTTCCAATGCGAAGAATTGTCGCAGATGAGTATTCCTGTGCTACTTCTCAATCTTACGCTGAGAAATAAGAATGCTGTGGTTCTGCAAAAAAACGTCCTGCTCAACGAAGTGCAGAAAGTCTATAAGCTGAGTAAATCGGACGAGTTTAGCAACATAGAAGTTGTTGACACATATGAGGAAAACGCAACGGACGTTGTTATATCAAACCCACCTTATTCACTGAAATGGGAGCCAAAGTCAGACCCACGCTTTGAGGGCTATGACCTTGCACCTGCTAAGGCTAGTGACTATGCGTTTGTACTTGACGGCTTATCACGGCTGTCAGACGTGGGCAAGGCATTCTATATCCTGCCTGCAGGTGTCCTCTTTCGAGGTAACGCAGAGGGCAGAATCCGCAAGCAACTCATAGAAAATAATTTGATAGACGCAGTTATCTCATTGCCTGAAAATTTGTTTTTGAATACCTGCATACCTGTCAATGTTATCGTCTTCAGCAAGAACAAGCAAACGAGAGACATTTTGTTTATCAGTGCCGAAAAGCTTTTTGAAAAGCACGGCAAGCAGAACGTCATGACGGACGAGCACATTCAGAAAATAGCCGATACATATCACAGCCGCAGTGTTGTTGAAAAATTCTCAAACGTGGCAAGCTATGAGGAAATTGCTAAGAATGACTACAATTTGAACATTCCACGCTATGTTGACACGTTTGAAAAGGAAGAACTTCCGTCTTTGAAAGACCTCTGCAAAGAGCTGATACAAAGCGAACTTGAAGTGCGTAAGGCAACGAATGACCTTATGGCAACGCTGAAAGACCTCTGCGGTGATGATGAATATAATCAGGTCAAGGACGATTTTTTGAAATTCTTCACTGAGCAAGACATTGTCGGTGAAACCATGGCAACATGGCTTGAAATGAAAAATCTTGAAAACCGCACGGACTACATTCTTTCCCATGCCAAGAAGGAACGCAAACCACTGCTTGACATTGTGACATTTGAACGTGTGAAAAAAGGCAAAGTGTACGAAGCTGGCACTGTCTATATTCAGCTATCCGCTACGGACGGAAAAGTAAAATATCTTTGCGAGAACTCAGAGCTGGAAACCAAGTACGGCGTATTTCAACCCAAAGACAAGAGCATGGGAACGAGATATCTTTTCTATATCTTGGAATATGAAATGGAAGCGTTTTTGGCACGATATCAGAGCGGAATGAATATTAATCCTGAGATTTTCAAATTCATGCAAGTTACATACTATCCCGAAGTGAAGTATCAGCAAGAAATAGCTATGACACTTGACGGCATTCAGGCAAGATATGATGAGGTTTATCAAGAAAAAGAATCATGGAAATGTTTTAAGGAATTTCACTTGTCGGGAATGTTCCCATGATAAACAACTACAGGCAGAAAGGGGTGAAAAAATGGGTCTGATAAATCGTTTTAAAAACAGGTCACAGGTAGTGACCCGATATAAGATGATGACGGAAATCGGCAACGGCTATTATAGCTGGGACGGCAATGTTTATCGGTCGGACTTGGTGCGTGCCTGCATTCGCCCAAAGGTCAAGGCTATCGGAAAACTGACCGCAAAACATATCAGAAAATCATATAGTCGAAATGGTGACGGCAGTATCGAGATAAACCCTGAACCATATATGCGAATGCTGTTGGAAGAGCCAAATGAATTCATGACAATGCAGAAAATGTTGGAAAAAATTGCAACACAGTTGTGTTTGAACAACAACGCATTTATTCTGACTATCCGTGACGGCAACGGCTATCCTACTGAACTATATCCTATCCCTGCAGACAGCGCAGAGTGTGTATATATCGGCAACGATTTATATTTGAAATTCACATTTTTCAATGGACAAAGATATACGTTTCCATATGCAGATATCATTCATCTGCGCAGTGATTTTTACAAAGACGATATCTTCGGAGAACGGCTGAGCGAAACGCTGACGCCGTTAATGGAAATCGTAACAACTACAGACCAGGGAATTGTTAAGGCTATCAAGAATTCGTCAATCATTCGCTGGCTGTTGAAGTTCACCAGTTCCCTACGCCCTGAGGATTTGAAAAAGCAGGCGCAAGAATTCAGTGAGCAGTTCATGAGCGTTCAGAACGGCACAGGTGTTGCGGCGGTCGACAGCAAGGCAGACGCAAAGCAAGTTGACGCAAAGGATTACGTTCCAAATTCGTCGGTCATGGAAAAAACCACGCAGAGAATTTATTCGCTGTTTAACACAAACGCAAATATTGTGCAGTCAAATTACACCGAAGACCAATACAACGCCTACTACGAATCGGAAATAGAACCAGTAGTAATGGAACTGGCTGGCGAATTCACAAGAAAACTATTCAGCCGTATCGAGAGAGGGTATGGCAACAAGATAGTTTTTGAAGCGTTCAATCTGAGCACTGCGTCAATGTCAACTAAACTGAATCTGGTGCAGTTCTTCGACAGAGGTATCATGAACGCAAACGAAATCAGAAGTGTGTTCAATCTGGCTGACATTCCTTCGGGCGATCAGTACTATGTCAGACTAGACACGGCAAAGATAGACAGCAGTGAGGGAGGTGAAAATGATGAAAATTAACGTCAAAGGTACAATCATTCCGAATGATGACCAGTGGATCTATGACCTTTTCGACATTGACGCCATTTCTCCTGCGAGGGTCTTAAAAGATATAACTGCGGCAGCTGAAAAAGGTGAACCATTGGAGGTTTACATCAACTCTGGCGGTGGTGATGTTTTTGCAGCGTCCGAAATCTATTCGGCAATTCGTGAGTATTCAGGCGACGTCAAAATACACGTTGTTGGTCTTGCAGCAAGTGCGGCAAGCGTGATAGCGTGTGCAGGCAAGTCAGATATATCACCGACAGCACAGATTATGGTGCATAACGTATCATCAGCGACAAGAGGTGATTACCATGACATGGACAAAATGTCAGAGATTTTGCAGAAAGCCAACGAAACCATTGCAAATGCCTACATAACCAAGTCAGGCATGGCAAAGGAAAAGGCGTTGGAAATCATGGACAAGGAAACATGGCTGACAGCTGATGAGGCGGTCGAGCTGGGGTTGATAGACGAAATCGCAGGAAGCAAGAACGTCAAGTCACAGCTGGTGGCGGCCTACTGTGATATCATACCGCAGAATATAATCGAAAGAATGAAAGCCGAGCGTGCTGATAAAAAGATAACAGCACAGGCAAGGCTTGACAAACTAAAGGAGGGTTATAAAAATGACAAGACAGGAAATGCTTGACAAGGCTCAGGCTCTTATCGACGAGGGCAATTTTGAGGAAGCTGAAAAGCTGATGAATGACGCTGAGAAAGCAGCGAAGACACAGGCAAATCTGAACGCTATGACAAAGGACCATGCGTCAGACACCATGAAAAATATGATCGAAAGGAATGAAAACAAGATGAGCGAGAATGCGATCACACACACATCAAACATCTATGACAGTATCGAGTACAGAACTGCATTTATGCACAACGTCCTCGAGGGCACACCAATCCCTGCGAAGTTTGCGAACGAGGCACAGAGCACAAAGACCACTGACGTTGCGGCTGTTATTCCGTCCACAACTATGCAGCGAATCGTTGAAAAGTTGGAGGAACACGGCCAGATCTATGCCCTTGTTACAAAGACCAATATCAAGGGTGGCGTGACAATCCCTACATCAAGTGCCAAGCCAGTTGCAACATGGGTTGCTGAGGGTGCAAGCTCTGACACACAGAAGAAGTCCACCGGTTCAATCACTTTCAGCTACTACAAGCTGAGATGTGCTATCTCCATGTCACTCGAAGCTTCTGTGGTATCACTCGACTTCTTCGAGACAGTATTTGCTAATCAGGTAGCCGACGCAATGATCGCTGCTATCGAGACAGCAATCATCAAGGGTGACGGTTCAGGCAAGCCAAAGGGTATCACAAAGGAAACTGTTGTCAGCGGTCAGAACGTGGACATTGCACTGGCAAGCGGCATCACATACAATACCCTGTGGAATATGATGTCAAAAATTCCGTCAGGTTATAGAGCAGGCGTTAAGTGGTTTATGAACTGGACAACATTCTGCATTATCCAGGCAATGACCGACACTCAGGGACAGCCTATTGCTAGGGTCAACTATGGTATCAATGGCAGTATGCAGCCATCAATCCTTGGCATACCTGTTGTGTTCTCCGACGATATCGACGCTTATACCGACGCTGTATCAGCTGACACAATCGTTGCTTTCTTGTTCCGCCCTGAGGACTATATCCTCAACACAAATCTTGCCATGACGGTCAAGAGATATGAGGATAATGACACCGAAGACCAGGTAACAAAGGCTGTTATGCTGGTAGACGGCAAGGTCGTCGACAAGAACAGCCTTGTAACGCTCACAAAAAAGAGCAAGTAATCATGTGAAAAGGGGGGCATAACGAATGCTTGAAAGTTTGAAGAATTCGTTGAGGATATCACATAACAAGCTAGATAGCGACATTATGTCAAACGTGGACGCCTGCATGGAAGACTTAAAGCGTGTGGGCGTGTTCGTTCCCTTTGACGCTGATGATTGCAGCGCAATTCTGAAAAAGGCTATCGAAAACTATGTCAAATGGCAGTATGATTTCAACGGCAAAGGCGAAGATTTCCACAAGAACTACGAGCGTCTGCGAGACGCACTAAGTCTGAACGAGGACTACACGGAGGGGATTTAACAATGTTTAATGATGTTGTAAAAATTGCCAAAGCAAAGATAGTTTCAGACGAGATAGGAAACCAAGAAAAGGTCGTTGATTGGGAGAACGCCAAAGAAGTGTTCTGCCAGGTATCATCAATCTCACGGTCTGAATTTTACAGTGCCGCACAGGCAGGGTTTCAACCTACGTTGAAAATCAAAATGGCAGATTACTATGACTATGATGACGAGGATATGTTATTCTATAACGGTCGGGAATATCGTATCATACGCACATATGTCGCAGGAACAGCCATTGAACTGACGGCTGAGCGTTTTGGCGGTGATAACTGATGAAATCGGTCGAGATTGATGTCAGCAAGCTGGCGAAACAGGTCGCTGATGACCTGAAAGAATACAGCGAAGAAACCGCAAAGATAGTTGACGGCTGTATCGACGAGGTCGCAGACCAGTGTGTTGAAAAGCTGAAAACCACATCACCACGTCGGACAGGCAAGTATGCCGAAAGCTGGAAAGCCGAAACAGTATATGCTAAATCGGGCAACAAGCGTGTTGTTGTGCGTAACAAAAAATACTACTATCTGACACATCTGCTGGAGCATGGTCACGCAAAAAAAGGCGGTAAGGGCAGAGTAAAAGCATTTGTGCATATCAAACCTGTTGAAGAATATGCACAAAAGACGCTGCCTGAGTTGATAGAAACGAGGTTGAAAAAATGAGTTTGACATTGGCTGACATACGTTCACGATTAACGGCTATCGACGAACTGAAAGACAAAGTCGCATACTATTCATCACGTGATGAAATGAAAACGCCCTACTGCGTGTTTTATCGTGAAAGCACCATAGACAGCGGAGACGATATGCACCCCGCAAGCCTGCGAGAGCAGACGATAGTCATTGAATTGTACACTAGAAAAATCGACGTTGAGTTAGAAACGGCTGTTGAAAAGCAGTTTGCGGATTTTGATTTGGAAAAGTCTGAAAGCTGGATTGAAGACAGCAAGGAATATCAGATAAGATATTCATTTACCAATTACTTGAAGTAAGGAAAGAAACAATGCAATATTTAGGCGGTAAATGCAAAATTGCAAAACCTATCTCAGAACTTATTTTACAAAAAAAAGAAAATGTTAAGACGTTTGTAAGTTTGTTCTGCGGCGGCTGTGCAATCGAAACAAAATTAGCACCACATTTTGAAAATGTTATATGCAATGACCTGCACCCGTATCTGATAGCTATGTATCAGGCATTACAAAACGGCTATGACTTGCCCGAAAATATATCCGAGGAACAATATAGATATATTCGTGAGCATAAGGACGAAGATAAGGCGTTGACTGGCTTTGTGGGTTTTGGGTGTTCGTTTGGTGCGGAATGGTTTAGCAGCTATGCCCGAAACAAAAGGGGTGACAATTATGCCAAGCAAGGTAGGAATGCTATAATGCGAGATATTGAAAATCTTAAAGCAGCAAAATTTACCTGTACCGATTATCGCAGTGTTGACATTCCTAACGGGTCTATAGTATACGCTGACCCACCATATGTTGGCGTTACAGGCTATTCAACAGGCGAATTTGACAGTTCTGAATTTTGGAAATACATGAGAAAAATCAGTGAGAAGAACACAGTGTTTATTTCGGAACTGCAAGCACCTGACGATTTTGTTTGCGTTTGGCAAAAAGAAATTTTAAGGACGTTAAATAGTAATAACAAACGCCCAAAATCTGTTGAAAAATTATTCATACATAAATCACAAATCTAAAAAGGAGGAATTAAAATGGCTGAAACAAAGAAAGCTCCAAGCAATATCATTCTTGGAAGCGGCTATATCTACTATCAGGATTTCAGCGGTGAAACAGTGCCAGATGTTGATACTATCTGCACCGAAGCCAATGTACTGGGCTATATTCAGGGTGGCGCAACCCTGTCATATAAACCTACATTCTACACCGCAAGTGATGATGACGGCACACATCAGAAGACAATCATCACCGAGGAAGAGGCTACACTGAAAACTGGCATTATGGTATTCAACGGCAATACCCTTGATGTTCTCTGCGATACTGCAAGAGTTACAGAAGATACCAGCAAGAAGCGCAGAACTGTCAAGATTGGTGGTCTGAAGAATATGCGTCGCAAGAGGTATGTCCTGTGTTTCCACCACGTTGACGCAGTTGACGGAGATATTTGGGTCATGATCGTGGGCAACAATCAGAGTGGTATCGAACTGGCATTTGCAAAGGACAAGGAAAGCGTTATTGACGCTGAGTTCAAAGCACTGCCAAGCGACAGCGAGGGAACGCTGATTACCTACATCGAAGAGGATAAGTCAATAAGCGCCACATAAGCAACACAAATACACAGCCTGCTGAGATTTTCAGTGGGCTGTTTTTTTGGAGGTGTAAAAATGCCAAAGACGTTGAATTTCAATAAAATGCAAAAACCAAGCCTGCGCATTGAGCTGGCTGATGAAAAGCATACCACGATTTTTGTCATGCCACCCACAAAGGGCGAAATTGAAGCGTTTGGAGAAATATCCGCAAAGTTAGGCGGCAACAAGCTGGACGAAGCAATCAAAATGTGTGCAAAACTGATGTCACACAACATCGCAAAGATACCGATAACGGCTGAAACACTGGCTGATTGGGATATCTATGACATTCAGATGTTCTACCGCACATATATCGACTATCTGCTAGAAATCAAAAATTCAAAAAACTAGCACTCCCCTACTATCCACCGCAAGATAGAGAGGGGGAGAAATATGAAATTTCCTCAACGTGGGAAAAGTTAGTTGCGGACTATATGGGTATATCCCTATATGACGTTGATGATATGGACTACTATGACTATTTACTGATACGTCGTGACGCTTTTATCGCACGGCTCAGGCAGACAGAGAGCGGTCAAGAATACCTAGACAACGCATATAGGCTGACCTTGACGAAGCCTGACCGACAGGCTTTGCGAGAGAATTTCGGAAAGGGGGTAATGATAGGTGGCAAAAAGTAGCATAAAGGGCATTACTATCAAGATAGGCGGTGACACCACAGGTCTTGACAAGGCGCTGAAAGAAACAAACAAGAAAAGCCGTGAGCTGGAGAACGAGCTGAAAGCGGTCGATAAAGCCCTGAAGCTAGACCCGAATAACGTCACACTGGTCAAGCAAAAACAAGACCTGCTGAAAGATAGTATCAAGGAAACAAAATCAAAGCTGGATGTGCTGAAAGAAGCACAATCGCAGGTCACGGCACAATATAAAAAAGGCGAGATAGACGCAGGACAGTATCGTGCGTTTCAGCGTGAGTTGGAAACAACGAAGTCGAAGCTGTCAAGCCTGAAAGACGAAAAGAAAAATGTCAATGCTATCGGCACAGCGTTCAAAGAAGCCAAAGACAAGGTCGAGCCTGTCATAAAGAAAGTCGAAAAAGTCGGTTCTGCCATAGGCGGTGCGGCAAGCAAAGCTGTAAAGTTCACGGCAACACTGGGTAAGATAGACACGGCTATGATAGGCAAGGCGGCTGACGGGTTCAAGAAATACACACAGACCATAGGTGTTGGTCTTGCAGCTGTAACAACGGCACTTGCGGCAAACGTCGAAACTAGCCGTGAATGGAACAGTGATATGACCAAATTGAAAACAAACGCCGAAACCAGCGGCAACAATTTTGATTTTATGAAATCAAAAATGCAAGATTTGGTGGCTATCACAGGCGAATCCGATTCCAGCATTGAAGCGTTATCAAACCTTATGGCTGTCGGTTTCAGCGATGAACAAATGACGCCTGCTATAAATGCACTCAGCGGAGCAGTTGAAAAATTCCCTGACACTTTGAAAATCGAGAGCCTTTCAGACAGCTTGCAGGAAACTCTTGCCACAGGCGCTGCGACAGGCCAGTTTTCAGAGCTTATCGGGCGTATGGGCGATAGCGTTGATGATTTTAATGCGGGTCTGCAGAACTGCACGTCAGAGGCAGAACGTCAGCAGTATGCCCTAGACTGGTTGGCAAATTCGGGTCTGTCGGAAATCAATGACGAATACCAATCAGCAAATAAATCAACGCTGGACTATGAACGTGCAAGTTTTGAATTGCAGGACGCCCTTGCGTCTTTGGGAACTGCGTTCACACCTGTTATGGCTGGCGCAAAGGGAATGGCGGCAGATTTTCTGACAAAATCGTTGCCAGCTGTTCAGAAATTGTCGGGCGGTTTCACCAAACTGTTTGACGGCATTTCTAGTTTGCTAGACGCATATGACAGTGGCGGTCTTGACGGCTTGACCGAACAAATTCCTGTTGTTATATCTGGGCTGTTCAGTTCTGCGTCAGAAACGCTAGCCGAAAACGCACCTACACTAATCACAGCGTCAACCACAGTTTTAACATCTATCATTCAATCGCTAGCACAATCAGCGCCGTCATTAATCAACTCGATTTTGCCGTCATTGCTTAACGGCTTTTTTGGGTTGATAAATGCGTTGGTTTCAACTATCCCTACGCTAGTGCCTGAACTGGTGCAGGGTGCAATCACACTGTTTTTGGGTCTGATTGACGGACTAAATGACGTTATCGGACAGTTAATGCCAATGTTGCCTAGTTTAATAAAACAAATAACTGACACGCTGATTGAAAATCTTCCTGCAATCATTGAGGGCGGTTTCCAATTGCTAACAGGATTGATAACAGGTCTAACTAAATGCACGCCCGATTTGATAAACGCAATAATAGCGTTGATACCTGTTATAACAGATTCACTGACAGAAAATCTGCCTGCGCTAGTCAAGGCTGGTATGGAATTGATAGTCGCATTAGCACAGGGTTTGCCACAGGCTCTTCCTGAAATAATCGGTGCTATCATAGACGGCTTCAAGGAAGTTGATTGGCTGGACTTGGGCGCAAATATTCTCAAAGGCATTTTGAACGGTTTAGTTTCCGCAGTCAGTGGAATCTGGAGCGTTGTTGAAGATGTTGGAAGTGCCATTATAGACGGATTCTGTGATTTTTTCGACATTCATTCGCCTTCAAGGGTTATGGCGAAAAAGGTCGGTCAGTATCTGCCGTCTGGTATCGCTGTCGGTATGGAAGACACTGCGGACGAACCAGTGAACGAGGCACAGGCTATCGTTGACAGCGTTGCAGGTGTATCGGCTGAATTAGACCCTGTCATGATAGGCAGACAGACCGCAAGAAAAACGGCTGACAAAATATCAACCGAAGCCGACAGCACCACACAGCACGGCAAGAGCGGTGATCTGACAGTAGTTATGAACATTGACGGAAAACGTTTCGCCACAGTGACAGCGCCATACATGGACGTTGCTATGGCTGAAAAAATCAATCTGAACGCTAGGAGGGTGGCTGACAATGTCTAGTATAACGATAAACGGAAAAAATTCCTATACCGATTTTGGAGCGTTGCTGACATCACGCAGTACACCGCCACCAAGTATCAGGGATATATCAGCTACTATACCATACCGCAATGGCGATATATGTTTCACATATCAGAATGGCGGTAAACCTACCTATGATACACGAACACTGACATACAAATTCGTGTTTATGGACTGTCCAAAAACCGCCCTGCGGAAAACAGTGGCAGATTTTGAAAACTGGATTTTGTCGGCTGGGGAATGTGATTTATATGACGATGCCGAAATTTACCACTATAAGGCAAGAGCAATTAGTTGTACTGAAAGTGAAAAAGGTTATCATGTTGAGGTAACGGCAACTTTCAAAGCACAGCCGTATAAGATATCTGACGATTTTTCAGACAAGGGCTTTGACAATTTCAGTTTTGAAAATGACTGTCTAAATCTTACGAACATGACACTGACGGCTATTAAAATGGCTCCACACGCCCCTATGGGTGTTCTGAG